GTCATATGATTCTACAGCATTCCTAATCACTAGATACATATATTCTAAAGGCACTAAGCCATCTCTATTCTTCACTAAACCATTTCAAAAATACTTTGAGAAATTGCCACAGGAATTAATCGTTAAATACGGATTGGACGTTGAAGAGTTATTTAAGTATACGATTAAACAACCTAAATAAATGGCGAACATATTTGTAAGAAGTCCTTATATTATCTCTATAAATGAGACAGGACAAACAACAACAGGGATAGAAATATACTTATGGAATGGTACGGGTTCAGCTCCTGCTACACCACAATATTCGTTAACTAAGGCTATACCATCAAGTACCAACACGAATACTAATTATGATATAGCGCCATATGTTAGGGAATATCTATCTCATTCTGCACCACAATTACCTGTAGCTTTATCAACTTCATTCACGAATTTAGCGACTAGCCAATGGTGTAATGTTAAGGTCAAGCAATTTTACTTTACAGATGGATTAGATTACCTTGGCGAGGTTAACCATTACGCACATGATGGTTATTCATACTACGAGTCAGGTGCTAACTTTGATCATGGCAGATTCTTATTAGAGCAAAAAGAATACTTTTATAATGAAGATGCGACATACGCTGGTGAGGTAGCCTGCTATTTAAATTCAGGCGAGAAGGTGAGATATCGAAGTGCTAACGCATTTACATTATCCACTGCGACAATAAATTCTACGACAATATACGCGGGATATAGAAAGATCACATCGGTGTCGGTATCGGGTAATTACACAGCAGCAACAGGAAGTGCTTTGTATTTTACGTATGAATATGAAGCGGGACAGCCTATAACATCTTGGACAGGTACTATTTTATCTTCGTCGTATAATTCAGGAACCAACACAACAGTGATAACACCTAATTTCGGAGGTACTGATGTAATCATTGAAGCAGGACTAGACAATGTTGGTAATAGAACACTAACTGTTGGTGAAACTTCAACATTCACAGCGCCATCTAGTGGGTGGTTCACTATTCCAAGAGTTTATAATGGGTCAAGTGAATTGAAAATATACAACTCTGCGCTTAGTACTTTGTATGCATCGTGGACATTCACCCCTGTTTGTGAGCCTAAGTATACACCTGTAGTAATTGACTTTATAAACAAGTATGGCGCATGGCAACGTGAGTTCTTTTTTAAGGCATCTAAGACTAATATATCAATAGAATCGAATGATTATAACGTGATGCAAAGTTCAGCTAGTGCGTACGATGTATTACAAGGGCAAAAAAGATCATTCAACACTAATGGAATGGAGACAATTTCTGTGAATAGTGGGTATGTTAACGAAGATTTTAGCTCAAATATTAAACAACTTCTAATGAGCGAACGTGTACTAGTCGACAATAAACCTGCGATATGTAAAACAAAGTCATTAGAGTTGATGAAAAACATAAATAACCACTTGATTAACTATAGTTTAGAGTTTGATTTTGCGTATAACACTATAAATAACGTGATATAATGAAGAGGATAGTAGATGTATATGTAGAAAGTATCAGCGGAAGTGGTAACTATTCTAAATTAGAGTTATTTAATGATGAGAAAATTGAGCTTACAAGTAGTATTCAGAACATACAAGACATATCTAAGGTGTATACTGATTTTACACAATCGTTTACTATACCAGCAAGTCCTATTAATAATGCAATACTACACCATTTTTACCAGTCGGATGTAGATATAGCTACTACTAATGGAGTGTATCAATGGAATTTCAACTTTAGAATTAGAGCTAGAATAGAAGTTGGATTGACATCTTTTAGAACGGGTACAATCATGGTTGAAAAGTCTGAGATAAAGAATGGAAGACCTGACAATTATACGATCACTTTCTATGGTGATTTAGTAAGCTTAAAAGATAAGTTTGGGGATGCTAAGTTGAGTGATTTAGATTTGATTCCATACAACACAAGTTACTCTGCATCTGAAGTAATAAGTAAAGTTACTAGTAGTACACAGCAAAATATTATGTATCCATTGATTGGGTCAAAAAGATATTGGACTTATAACGACGGATCTAGCACAGATATAAACACAAGTACTGGAGCTATAGTTTTTAATGAGTTATTTCCAGCAATAAAAGTATCTTTATTGTTTGATTTAATTCAAAGTAAATTTGGGTTAACATTTAACTCAGATTTTTTTAAGTCAACAAATGAAAAATGGGATAAGATATATCTATGGTTAAAAAACGAAGAGACATATACAGCTTTAACTAGTGGTGATTTTGCGGACATAACATCTCCTAGTGGCACACCACAAGTCCCTGCGTTTAGTACCTCTTTAACTTCATTCCCTGCTAAAAATGGATTTAATTATAATTTATCTACAGGAGTTATAACGTGTCAAAATCTTGACCCAATAGGTGGTGGAGTTATTGGAGTACAAGCTGCTAAATTATTAATCTCTGTAAGTAACTTATCAAGCACAAGTATTGAATATTATATAGATCTATATAAAGATGGTAAAGTAATAAAGACATATACAAAAACTGGAGCTACCTCTAATATACTTTTATATACTTTTTGGGCAAGTGATAATGGTAGTGGATTTTATATTATAGTGAGATCTACTACTCCTTTATCAATGACTTTAGGAGCTGTTATAAACTACCCTAATTATAATAATTTCAAACAAAGTGTAGCATTTAGTACTATTACTACAACAGCAAGTTTGGATATAGCATCAAAAATTCCTGATATTAAGGTTGCAGATTTTTTTAGCGGTATTATTAAGATGTTTAACGCGACTTGTTACGCAACAGATACAAATGTATTTACTATTGAGCCTTTAGATTTATGGTATAATAAAGGAACTATATATGATATAACTGAATATACTGAGACGGATTCGATAGCGGTTGAAAGACCTAGTGTGTATAAAAAGTTGGCTTTTAAATATCAAAAGTCAGAATCATTTATGAATCGTAGATATTACGATTCCAATATTGTAGATAGAGAATATTCTGATACGTCTATTACCTTATCAAATGAGGGATCGGAACTAACCATAGATGTTCCATTCGAAAGCTTATTGATGGATAATTTAAACGCAGATGACTTTCAAGTTGGTTTCTGTTTAACTAAAGAACCTGATTTTAAACCATATATTCCTAAACCTATTCTTCTTTATTATAATGGCAGAATAAATGACAGCTTGTATTTAAACAATGGAGCTACGTCAACTCTATATACTGACTTTAATATATTTAGTAATGCTTTAGATATTTCGGGAGTTAAATATTCCTTAACATGGCATCCTGAGAATGATGTAAAAAGTCCAAACCTACCTTTGGAGAATAATTTATATTCTTTATATTATAATAGTTATTTACAAAATGTGTTCAATCCTAAATGCAGATTGGTTAGAGTTAAAGCACACTTCCCTTTGTCATTGATAACTAAATTAAAGCTAAATGATAGACTTATAATTAGAGACAAAAGATACATTATTAACGAATTGAAAACAGATATTACTAGTGGGGAAGTTAATTTATCGTTGATTAATGACTTCAGACCTATGGTTAATAATGCTGTAATAGATACTATTATTATAGATGATGGTGGTGATACATTTCCAATTGATTGGGGGGTTGCAAACGGAGTTAGTTCTACTGCTTTTTCAAGTCCTATTTCGGGTGTTTCTTTTTCACCATCTACAATAACTGAAAGCACAACAATAGATGTAACTATACCAGCTAACACGAATACACCTACACCAATCGTTACAGAGTCAGGAACAGACACATTAATTACAGATGATGGATGGGGAATAATCAATGAAGAAGGCCAAGGTAATATAATTCCAATTTATGCAACGAACACAAATTTTGATGGCACTACAAGTATTTACGATTTTTATTTAACACAAGCATGATAGAACAAATTATAGCATTGATAAAAATAGATAATTTCTATGGAGTGAGTGAGAATATAGACATTGCAAAGGGTAAATATTTACTTTCAACGTCTATAATTGCAAACTACAAACAAGGCAAACGAGAGTTATTATTGAAAGCAA